GACTACCTTTAATCCGCCAGTAGATTTTTTGGCAAAACAGAAGCGTCTATATGATAATCAGAATGCGGCACTTATTGCGAACTCTGATACCATGTGGATAAAGTATGGAATCTCAAAAGAATATGGTGGGTTAGATAGACTTGGAAAAGTTTTGGATAAATTTGAAGTTCGAGATGAAGGTGATTGTAAAGGATATGATCGACATGTGGACTTAACCGATGTCTACGAAATTCGTAATGAATGTCTCATATACCCTGACGATCAACAATTCGAAGTTGATTGGACTACCGAACATACTATCCATCCTCATATAGGATGTCCAGATGGTGTTGTTCGACAGAGAGAAACTGGCAATAACTCAGGCAGTAACAATACCTGTGCCGATAACTCTATAAAACATGTTGTTATATCTTTTAGAATGGTTTGTAAATTATGGCTTCACGGACGAAAACGTCTTCCGACCTTAGAAGAAATTTTAGAACACTCATGCTGTAATATCTATTCTGATGACAATATATCAGGACATAATCTCTCCGAAATCGGAGTTACTTTAGAAGAATATAAACGAATTAAAACTGAAGCTTATTTAGAATATGGTTTGGTACTCAAGCCTTCTCAGGATTACACCAGTATTGGTCCAGGGATCTTAGATCCTAATCATTCGTTTCTTGGTTCTTCCTTTCATTATGATACTTATCTTAATCGGTATGTACCATTTCCGAGAGTAGAAAAGATTTGTTCTAGTATAATGTATTTCCAGAAGAAACTTCCACCACATAAGCAACTATTAAAGTATCTGGCTTTGTTGCTTTTATCAACTTATGTTGAGCCTCTTAGTGAGGTTTTAAACCAGATTGTAAAATACTATACACCTTTTGTTAGGCTTACACCCGAACTGAAAGAAGAAATAGAATTCTTAACTAAAAATCCTCTATACTATGCTAATATAATTTTAGGGCGTGAGTCGAAATTGAATTTAATTGGGATGGTGCACCAACTATGTGGATTTAAATTCATTATGAATCGCGTTGAACGAGGAAAAAATATGCTCGATAGAATCCAAGCTAAAACAGGAATGTCCGATGAGGGAAAGAACTGGTTAGTTGCTTCCATTGATCCATTTCACGACACTGATGTAAAAGTTAGTGGATATCCTGATCGAGAAACGGGTCCTTCTGTATCTCTCAAGGTGAAACAATCAATGGAAATAACTAAGCCTGCATCCTTCTCGGATACATTGCCTTGGAATTTCTATGTATGTTTAGACGATACTCTTTTGCAGAGGTCGGCTTACGTACACAGCGAGGTCGGTAATTCATGTTATTTGAATGCTGCTGCCGCTGGAAATCCATACCCAACTGGAGGTATTCGTGTAATAGCGTTTACCACGGCCAGTGTGGGGGTCACACCAGCTTATGTGACCAATGGAACCACTAACATTAGTGTTGGTGGTCTTTCTATCGAAGGACAACTCGATGGGGCCTCAAGAGTAATATCTCAGGGTTTCGAGTTGTGTAATACAACAGCCTCTTTGTATAAAGGAGGTACCATAACCGTGTTTGAACAAAACACGAACATTGAAGAAGTTTGCACCTATTCAATGGATGTACGAACAAGTGCAGGTGATCCTATAAATGGAGTCGCTAATCTTATTTGGGATCGGACACCCCCCCCGACCCAGGCAGCTGCTCTTCTGCTTCAAGGCTCTCAGCAATGGGATGCTGCAGAAGGGTGCTATTGTGTTCAGACAATGAACACAATGGAGAACCTTCCAACCTTACCATCTCCGTATGGGAAGATTTACACTACCAATGAAACTACCACTCCTCAGACTGGTTTTAGCATTGCGGTGCAATCTCCTTACATTGATGCTGGTGGATCGTTAACTGCTTGGGGTGCCGGATTTCCTGATCGTTGGTTTCAATTTATGAACCAAGTGATCCCTTATAATCGAAAAGGAGTCTTCGTGACTGGAATCACCCCTCAGAGTACTTTTACTCTGAATTTCAATAGTATGTTGGAAACCTTCCCAACCTACCAAAATTCTCAACTTGTTCTTTTAACGAAATCTTCTCCATCTGAAGATTATGTGGCTTTAGAGCTTTATTCAAAAGCCGTTCGCGATTTCCCAGTAGGATGCAAATTCTCAGCGAATGGTTTTGGTGACTGGTTTCTGGGATGTGTCGATTCTATCGTTGATTCAGTTCAAGAAATAGCGGTACCAGTAATGGGTGCTATGTCTGGATATCAACAAGCTAGAAAACCACAACAACAGAAAATTATGCCAATGCAACCACAAACAGCTCTTAACACATTTTCGTCTGGAGGAAATCCGAATCCCAAAACAAACAAGGGATCAGGAAAAGTTAAAAAGAAAAGTGGAGCGATCGCAGAAGGTCCTCGATTACCTACAGGTAATTTCAAAACCGCCCAAGCTAAACAGCTTAAGGCAGAAAAGCGCCTTGCCCAAGGTTCTTAAACTCAAAGGTTTTAATTCTGAGCTTATAAAAGATTTTTTGTACTAATTATTTTCTCTTTTATAAATGCCGGATCGAGGTAA